AGGATTAGAAAATGCTCTATAAATTACCGATCCTGTTAAAATATGATATTTTTTAGGCAGATCGTCCGGTGATGTATTTTCATCAATGAGTGAACCATCTTCTGTTATTGGCCAATTAGAGGTAATATGGCCTATTATTGTTCCTTCATCATGTTCTAAATTAGTGGGTTTATCTTCTGGAGTATTTCTGGCTGCCCAAACTTCACCCTTATCAAATATATCGTCGTTTTTATTCCAGTTAGAACTAACTAATATGGATTGAACATAATATAAATCATTATCATCTAGCGAAGCTAAACTCTTGATACTCTTAATTTTAGACACGTCTTTATCAAAACATGGCTCTGCCACAGACGCATAAGAGATGCGTGAATTGCTGGCGATTACTTTTTCTAGACCGTCGATAATTTCTTGGCCAAAAATATTCATATTATTCTCCATAGTTATTTATATGATAGTACACCATATGATAAAAAGAAGCCTTAGCCTGTTTTTGATCATCAACAGATAATGGTTCCATTAGATCAGCCGATAAACGCTTTAGCCAATTATGATATTCTGCACACATCTTTTGGGATATAGATGAATCAACTACAGACATTTTATTTAACACCATATCCTTATCAATTTTAGAGTATGGCTCTATCGAAAATAATAATTTAGTCTTCAGAGATTCAATCTCTTTAGACTCTGATGCAGATAAAGATCTCAAATTTTTCTTTTGGTAAAATTCCAACATTAATGGGTTGACTACCTCTGCTATAGCGTCTTGGGCTTTGGCGGCCCATATCATTAGTCCGGCTCCTGTTTGTGGGCTAAACTGTTTGGTTTTTCGTTTTTCTTGGTCCTTTGAATTTTTGGGGCGACCTTCCCCTGGTTGTCCTGGCAAAGATTCTGGCGAATCTTTTGCCAACTGCGTTGGTTTAGGAGTGCTAGGCTGTTTAAGCTCTAGTGCTGTCTTTTCTCCTGCTTTCTTCTTTTCTAGATCTAAGCCAACTTGGCTCGGTGTGGCTAGCCCTATTTGTAAAGCAATCTTTTTAAGAGAATCTTCAAATTGGGGGTCATACCATGGGCCTGACTTTGGAACCATTCTGTTACTTTCTCTTTCTCTTGATTCTTTATTTAGTCTGCTCTTTTCTATTTCTGGATCGAAACCGAATCTTGTTTGTAATAACTCATCAGAAATTAAACTTCTATCAGCTAACTGAACTAATAAAGCTTTTTCGCTATCTTCATTACTAAGATCCATTCTATCAAATTCGATTTTAGCTGGATATCTAAAACCCATAGCTTGTTGTACTAATGCTATTTCATGTTCCCAGAATTGTATAAGAACATCTCTACCATATTGTAATCTTTGGGTTAGTGTTTTTAAGCTAATAAAATTATTGGTTGTTCCTGCTGCTCCGAAAGTACCAGTTAGTGTGGGAGGAATACCCAATCCTGCATAAACAGCATTAAGATGTGGTATATATTTACCTTCGCCTAAAAACTGATGTACATTGGTATTGCTTTCTATTAATTCAATATCTGGACCCCATATCAAATCCATAGTTCCGCCACCAGTATTATTTCCTAATATTGAAGCTAGTTTAGCTGTTGCTGCTTTAGTTGGTGCGATTCTATGTTCTAAACTTCCTAGTTTAAAAATTCTAATATTACTAATAGCTCCATCCAATGCTGCCATATCTGCTAATTTTAATTTTTCAATTACTGTAATATCATCCATGATAGCATGTATCATAGGATATGCCCAGCTCTGCCAATCATCTTTCTTATAATGAAAAACCAAAGTTCTATTGGGATCAAGAGGATATGGTTTCTTGGATCGTGCTGCTTCTACGATTTGTGGAGGTAAAGCATCAACTACTGCTTTCTCTGCTTCTGACTTGGGACTACTAATAATTTTTCTTAATGTGCCAGGAACTAATAACTCGTATCTTTTTTCTGTTAAGAATGAAGCTAATGGACCAGCAGTAACATCAACAAATACAGGATCTATGAAAGTATATTTCCAAGGTATTTCTTTTTTCTCTACAGTTTGTGTTGATAAATCAGGATTAATAAGATCAGCTTCGCCAAGAGCTTTGTATAGTTTATCTGAAATTTTAGTATTGATTTTTGCTGTACGTCTATCTATAACAATATTGCCACTCTTATATAAGTTATTTAAAAATCTTTCGCTTCTATCTTTACCATTAACTTTTTTAAACCATCTTCTAAAAAATCTTTCTATTCTTTTATCTCTATGTACTAATCTTATTCCCTGACTAGCAAAATCACCCATGAGATCTATAACATTTTTTACCAAGCCAACTCTTTGATAAATATGTTCTGCTCTGCGTAAAATATCTTTGAGTTTTTCTGGAGTAGCTTCATCTGGACGGAAGTTGTAATAGTCAGATTTAGTAAGTCCTGGGCGACCACTAATATTAGGACCAGCTATATTAGAATAATCAACATTATATCTTCTGTTTCCTACTGTTTTATCAACTAGAGTAAATTCATCAAGAGATGCTGATGCTTTGTTGAGAGCTTCCTGTTTACCAGCTATATCGTCTCCCCATGTGACGTAAGCCTCTTCGGGAACCACACGAGCATCATTGATCACTTTATTTTTATCTAGTTTTTTAGCCATAATTAAATGATTCTATTGTAATATGATTGTAATGGTATTGAATCTGCTAAAAACATATACACTTTATCTATATATTCCTGCGTATATATCATCATTTCCTCCGCCCTCCATAAACCAAGACGGACCTTTGTATAATTGGCCATTATTATTAACCATATCTTTAGCATTTCCTCCTACAACATCATAAGAAATATTTTTCATTGTCCTATTCATTTGTCTAGCTAACATATTAGCTATAATTAATGAGCTATATCGGTCTTTTCTTAGTCTTCCTCTTTTACCATTTTGTAATTTCACTTCCGGAGTATCCCATCGATCTCTAGCATTAGGACCCGTACTAGTTTGTGTCATGACTATTGTTGTCAATTCATTTTTTAATTCTTCTATTTCTAAAATACATTCGCTTAAACTATCATAAATAGGATTGAGGTCACTATCAATAATGCTCTTACCTTCTGCTTCCATAGCTAGTCCTAGGGTAAGATTATCAAATCTAGGAAATAATAAAACTTTATCTTCGAGATCTTTTCTGAGTCCATGATTTGCTTGTGCTGTCCATTCTGCCTTGGCGAACTGAATTAACTCTAGTATATGTAAGCCTTGCTGATCATCAGTATCTTTATGTTTCTCATAGTCTATAACTGGCCATATAAGCTGTTCTCCTTCTTCAAGCTTTGACGGATCGTGTAAAGCTTCTTCTATTGCTACTCCACCACCCTGAGCGTCAAGACCTATACGCTCACAAGGAAAAATTTTCATAAGATTTCTTATCTTCCTAGCGCAAAATCCATAAAAATCATATTCATTAACAAGTCCTGTTTTTTGTCTCTCTTTGAAATTATTTCTATTAGTTGTCCAACAGTATACTACCTTGGCACATAAGCTATTCACTTCTAAAATCACGATACTAAAATTGTCTTGTTCGCTAGCAGGATCTATTCCATAGATGTATGTTTTTGATGGATCTCCTTTGGTAACTGCATCAAAAGATATTCTTTCATTATTTATTAGTATATTATTAGATTCAGAAGCAACACAGCTTTCAATCAGACTACGCCTAAAGAATCCTTCACTATCTTTAACAAAGCATGCTGCGTATTCCATATTGTATATGCCAGTATGAATAGTAGCTTTTGCTCTACTAACTTGTTTATCATCCATGAAACCTTTGGGTATTAATTCGTAGGGTATGCGGATAATAGTATAGTCTTTCCAATTAAAATTTTCTGGTACTTCGCCATTAAATATTTCTTCTAATTTTTTCTTGTCTCCCTTACTTTCAATAATAGACTTGTATCTTTTCCAATAACTAGCAAAGTGTTTAAATGCATAGTCTGCTGTGCCGGATATGATAGCCTGATTACCCATCTTATATTCTAGTTGCTCTAATTCATCATTCCATAATCCTGCCTCAATCATGGCTTTTCGCTTAGCTTGTTCTTTAACATTTTGTATAGGACTAGCGCTAACAGCAGCGAATCCTGATACTACCGTTTCATAAATATCAGGACTAATAGATGCAAATTCGTCTGCAATAATAATATGAGCACGTAATCCTCTGATTTTACTACCATCACCCATAGGAATAGCAATAGTCCAACTGTCGCCTAGTCTTAGCGTACATCTATCAACGTCTCTTCGAGGTCCGTCATCATTGCCATTGAATATACTACGTAATATGGGGCTACTTCTCCATATGGTTTCCATATATTCAAAAATGATTTTACTCTGACGAAAAGCGGCACCTACTACAACAATTTTTGTTCCTGGGAAAAAGGCACAACGGAGAACACAATATAGAGCTAAAAGAAAACTTTTACCCCAACCACGACTAGCTATATACATTGGAAAAGCTCGTATCCAGAATTCTTGTATAATAGCAACCTGTATAGGATGCAACTCGATATTAAATAAAAGCTTGCATGTGCTTCCTATATATTTAGGATTTCTTAATATCTTAATAAGATGCAGATCCGGAAATTCTATTTCCTTTTCTGATCTATGAATCATAATATTGTTTTTAATTTGTAGCTTATCTAGATCTCCTAGACCAAGCCAAGCATCATCAAATGCTTTTATTTGAGTTTCGCTCAAGATAATATACCTTTTTTAAGATGGTTTCTGCCAACTTTTCAGCATTGCTAGAATTACCACAAAAGTGAACAGAAATATTGTGTTTAAGTTCCAGGTCCAAGAGATTCTTTAAGATGAATGCTGGAGATATTTTGATTTTGTCCCACATTCTCTTTGGTACTGTAGAACCAACAGGGTATATAAGAACATCTTCTAGATCAAATTCTAATAATAAGAAAGAGTGTTTAATTTCTGCCATACGCATAACAACATCAGTAAATCTACTTTCAGTTATATTATTAGCAAATTCGCTAACGCTCTTTTTTCTTTCTATTGCTACTACGCTCTCTAGGCCCTGTATACTATAATCCCCAGTATCTAATTTAGTATTAGCTTTTGCGTAAGAGTCAAAGCTCCAAGGCTGCTGCTCTCTTGTGTCTACTATAATTGTAAATTCTGGTTGGATATTAGACATTAATTAATTGTTGTTTCTTTAAGAGTCTTTGAGATTTATTAATTGCTTTTTTCACCATAAGTCTTGCTATAGTCTCAATGAAAGGAAGATTTCTCTTTGCGCTTTCTTCTTTTAGCCAAGACATAATAGTATCTAAATTTTCTAAACACCATTCTGGTCCTCTGGTATTCATTTCTATAGCGTGTCGTTTGCATGAACAATTCTCAGAAGCTTTTATACCTATAACACTGAGCATGTTACTAAGAATAGTTCCTGGACCATTAGGGTCATCATCCATAGATTTAGGAAATAGATTTTGTAGAAATGCTTGAGGATCATCTCCCATTCTGGCCTTAAAATGCATCTGTGCCACATCCACGGTAATAGGAGATAATGCGCGATAAATTTCGTCTTCAAAAAGGAAGTACAGTCCGTAACCTTCTAATTCTGTAATATGTAAATAGTACTTCTCTGCTGTAGGATTATCGCAATATGTAATGCTCAATGCCTCAAGAAGAAGAGCTGGTGGTCTGACAACTTGGTTGTTCTCATCTATATAGGTTGGTAATTTAAGAGATACTGGCTTTGATAATTTCATAGTTATTTGCTCCTTTTATTCTTATTATCTGATAGAATTTTCAAAAAGACAGCCTCATATATGTGTTCAATTCCTTTGATTAGTTTATGATGCATACTACACAGTGTTATTCCATTCTCTACATTGTATCTTAAGCTAGGACAATTAGCCCATGTTTTTATATGATGTGCATTTAATTTACTCTTTAAGGTACAATTTGGCCACTGACATTTATAATGATCTCTTGCATAAATAGTTTTACGCCATTTCTTAT